TTGGTTATAGGTAGGATTTGCCGCGTTATTTAGGTATGGCTGCGCAGCGCCGAGAATTTGTGTATTGGCGCCCTGCTGTAAATACGGCGATGCGGCGGCAACAGAATTTTGTCCCATTGCTGCAGTAAACGCGCCTTCACCCGCGGTCGCCGCATTGTAATTTCCTACTTGCCCAAGATAATTTGTTGCCATATCCAAGGTAGGCTGGTAATTACCAACGTTGCCTTGAGCTTGAGAATAGGCTTGCTGTTGCAAGGGTTGGGCGCCGACAAACTGCGCGCTCTGCGCGCCCTGTGTTCCAGCCTTAGCAAGACCGCTTAAATAATTAGTATACCAGTCAGGCGCAGTCGTTGTCTGCGTCTGCGTTGTATTAACATTTGGTAGCGGATCACCTTGAAGCAATGCCATAATTATTTCCTTTTACTTTCGGCCATATACTCTAATGGCGATTTAGACTTAGGTGGTATTTTATCAATAGGGGCCGAGCGCTTATGCTCTCTAATATTTTCACGCATATGATCTAAAACTTTAGCCCCTGCATCGCTTGAGCCATTGCCCAGCTGTGAAACGGTCTCCGCATCGAAGACATATTCGCCGTCGGCAAGCATGGCCGGAATTTCATCCGATTGGCCATCGCCTCGGCCGCGCACGTAGTGTCCAGTCGCGCCCGTTACAAATTCTGGTATGTGACCACCATCTTTAGCGTAAACAGTCTCTGGGGCCTGTTCTTGCTGATTTAAACTTGCTGGTTTTAAGCCATAAGTATCATACAGCGGCGCTTTTGCATTTGACGTCGCCTGTGTTGGATACCCAGGGCTTGGTTTGCCGCCAAGTTGGCCGCCCATTAGCTGTGTGGGCAAGCCGCCAGTATTATCGGCACCGTAAGTATAGTAATTAGCTTTAAGTTTGTTTTGCAATACACTATTAAGTTTTGGATCCAATTGTGAAAGCCGTTCTTGGATTTGTGCCAAACTTGTTACATCACCGCCGGAAGCCGCATAAAGAGGTTCTGATACAGGAATATGCTGCATAGCTTGCTCATTTTGAACGGCTTGAATTTGTTGATATTTATTGTAATCTTTAAAAGGATCAAGCATTGCCATGGAGCCTGCGCCCAGTGCAGTCGTAGCTAAACTCCCGGGTAATGCCCCACCACCGCCTGTTCCATAACTGGCATAATTTCCGCCGCCCGCTGCGGGAGCCCCGCCCGCGCCGCCTAGCATACTACCAAGACCACCAGCTAATTTTGCATATTTCAATGCATCGGCAGCAGTTAATCCCGCCGAGGCTGGAACCTGCAATTCTGCAGGTAATAGACCAGAATTCATTAAATTAGTAGCTTGTGCGTCCGTTAAGCCTTCTAATAATGAAGTAGCACCGGCATCAGTAAGTGCGCCTGAGCCCGAGGCTGCCATATCCGCAGCAGTAAATGCTCCTATATCACCGCCTGCCACGCCTAAAGTTGGCGCAGCCAGTTCTGTGCCGCTCAATAACGCACCGCTAGAGACTGGATATGCTGTTGCCACCTCACCGAGTCCTGCACCAAGAGCGCCTGCGCCTAACGCATTAGCGGCTAAGCCACCAGTTCCAATTGCTGCCGCAGTAAGCAAAAACTTATGAAATAGCGGATCTTTTGCCATTTCTCGAAAGTCAGCACCAATGTCGCCAAATATTCCGCCGCTGCTGCGTGGCTCTTTCATGTAGGCGGCATCACCAATTGTGCCGCCAATCATTGGAGTGCCAGTATTGCGTGTAGTTTGATTACCCTGCTCGTCTAAAAATAAAAGCTGGTTATCATCGTTATGCGCTTGACGGGCAGTCTCTGCGGTAATCTTTTCACCGGGTTTTACAATTGGATTAAACGAATTAACATCAAAAATACCATCTCTAGTAAGAATAGCTTTTAGCCCGCTATCATCAGAGAACTGAGTAGGCGTGCCTTCATAATTAAGTACAGTGTGATATGGCGTACTACTTACGTCATAAGGATTGCGTGCCGCAGCAATTAAAGGAGAATCATCTATTGGCGATGCCATAACATTATTTTGATTTTGCGCTGCAACCTCAGCCGCCATTTTAAGCGCTTCAGGAGACGCATTGGCAAACTCATTCATGCCTTGCCCGTAATCTATTTCTTCATTCATGCTATTGCCCTTATATCCATAATGCCAACAAGACGCTCTGCCCAGTCTTGCCAACTCTCAAAGCCTCTACTGTCAGGCACGCCTGAATTAGCAAAATAACCAATGCCAGACATTGCATCGGCCCACTCTGTCCAGCGCTCTTCTGGTAAAGTGCCAAGATCTTGGGCTGCAAATAATTCAGCCATAAGCGGGCAATACTGGTCCCATTCCATGCCGCGAGGATCATAAGTGATCATGGATTGCCTGTCGAGCGTTCGTCGCCAACGTCTGCGGATAAAAAATTTAATCCGCATTCATAATTACCATTAACTATATTAGAGCCAAAGCGCAGACGCATTTCCCGCCGCTGCTGGCGAATATCAATTTTAAGCGTGTCTGGATCAAAGTAATAGGGCGCGGAGGGCTCGTCAACATCAGTTGCATAACCTTTACCCGTGACTATTAAATACATCTGTTCTTGTTGCACAAAGTCAGGTTCTACGCGTTCTAAGCGAATCCACTTATTAGGGCCGGTCAAGGCATTTTGCCCCGGCCCGCCATTGACCCAACCTAAGCTATTAGTTTCAAAAAAGCTGTCAATAGCAGACTCTTGATTTAGGTTGACTACATTATTCCCAGTTTCATGCTGCCAAAGAATATATTTACCCGACGCGTTGGCTTCTGTTCCCGCCCAAATAGGGCGGCGGAATACTTCAGAAAATGTACCGGCCGAGCGCCTTGCACCTAGAGCTTGTCCAGCGTCATACCAAACTTTGTCGCGCACATTATAAATAATAGCATCGGTGCATTCTGTTGCGTCCCCTTTAGGATAAAACCACCAGATTTCACCCCAGCGCGGGACCTTAGAAGCCCATACTTTTTGGCGCTGTGTATAGTTTAAATTATCAAAAAAGTAATTAACATTCATGTTGTTCTGAATTTCAGACACAACGCCGTTGTACATTAAAAACCGATCTGTCCCACACCAGTAAAAAATGCCGTCGTATTCAATGACAGAGGAACTAGAAAGGATTGAGCTCTGGCTACTGATTAAGTCATAGCGCCAGTAAATAGTTGTGGCCCCAATAGTCTGCGGCGCGTAGCTGACTCGAATAACTGAATCTAGCGACCAAAATAAACCTGCCGGTGCTGTTGTACCGCCGCGCAGAGGTAAGCCTTTTACTACTTTTGTTGCTGACACATTATTAGCGTTAGAGTCGGCAGCCACCCAGTTCTGAAAATCACCGGCGGAACTATTTTGAATTAATCCGTTATTGCCATAAACAAATAAGTAGGGGTGCAGCATAACGACGCCGCCGGATACGTTAATCTGGTTATCAAATGTTAAAGTTTGCGTACCACTTAGTGTTGCTGTGCCAAAAATAACCACCGTTGTAATACCAGACCCCGGCGTTGAACTCACCACATAAGAACCGCTTGGCAAGCCCGCACCTGAGACCAACTGTCCGGGATAAACCAGAGCGTTGATACCAGTAATAACAAAAGTGCTATTTGGCGAGCCCGGAGTCATTGAGCCTGCTGCGGTAAACTTACCCACTTCAGTCATTGCACCGCCGGGGAATGTACCGTACATTACAGGCGTATTGACTGTGCTGTCTATGTAGCGCAAGTTTTGACCGGCATGAGCAATAAGTTTGCTATTGCCTGCCCCCGTAGAATCAAAGCCTACATCAAATTGCCAGAGATTGGTGGCAATAGAGGTGAATCCTGTTGTACCAATAACTGTTGGCCCAGCGCCTACACCGTCATCGTCGTCGGTGCGCCACATTTCAAGACCGCCTGAATAGCCAGAGTAAACATAGTTTAATCCATTATCCGAGCTCATGATCATGCCGCGGCTCAGTCCGGAAGCATTTTGGAAGATGCCTCTGTAGCCGCCAATTTTACGAGGGCGTCCGCGCTGAAATCTCATCCATTGCCCGTCAACAAAACAGGGCGCGTCAAACTCGGTACCGTCTCGCTGCACCCCGGGTTTGATGTTAAGTGAAATTACATTTGCGGCCATTTAAAACGTGCCTCCACTAATGCCTGCAGGCACAAATAATCCGGCCGTAGTAAGCGTCAAAGCATTAGAACCATTTAAAGCTAAGCCAATTTGATTGGTTGCAGGCTGATAAATACCGGTGTTAGTATTACCGGTAAAATTGATTGACGGCGTTGCAGCCGAGCCAGTACCTACAGTCAGCGCGGTAATTGATCCACCAGCCGCCGAGCTTGAGTTATAGACGTTTGTACCATCGCATACAACAGTCAAAGTTTGTAACTGCGGGACAGTAACAGTCGCAGCGCCTGAAGACGATGTTCTAAACGTCAGTGAGTATGCGCCTGTCGTCTGATTGTTCAAGTAATAAATCTGGACCGTTGAAGGCAAAACAATAGTGACATTGCCCGTTAGCGCGCCAAAATACTCTTGTACAACGTTAGCGTACTCGACGGCTGTAAGCGTGTATGAGCCTGTTGCTACGGTCTTAGCTAGTTGGGTATAGGCAAATGTATTGCTGCGCCCATAAGCAAACGTATTCCAGCCATTGATGCCATTAGAGACAATAACAAGCGACTCAGTCAATTGAAGTTGCTGATTAACATTGGTATCAATCGTGTTTGTACCCGCAGGAGTAAGTGTAACAATACCTGAGCCGCCATTGCGAATAATTACAAACCAGCCATTACCCACCGCCGAGGCTGAGGGCAAAGTGATTGTTCCTACCCCTGAAGACCAGACTAAGAATTGAGCACGATAGGTGGCGTTTAAGGTTGTGTTTGAAAACAATGAACTCTCAGCATATTGCTGATTCAGAGTTGTGTTAATTGCCGTTAGGCCATATCCTGCAAGCGCAGCGGCATTGGCAGCAGATGTGCCTGCGCCAAAAGTCACCGTTGACCAAGTACCATTATTTGTAGAATTATCAGTTAGAAAAATATATTGAGCAACGCCTGAGGCAATCGCAATAATTGTATTGCCAGAAATATCAGTGACTGTAAAAGACGCGGCACCAATATTTTGGATCAGTACACTCTGCCCCGTGCTGACTTGCAGTGCAGAAGGCAAATAAAGTTTAAGGCTAGCAGCAGAGGCCGTGACTTGAATAATGCTGGCAACCACATTGGCGTTATTGCCATTAATCGGCCACTGCAAAAATGTGTCTGCGGCTAACGTTAAGCTTTCATATCCAACCTGTGAAGGTGATAGCGTCATTCCAGTGAAGGGGTTTGTATATGTGCTCATGGTATTCCTTAAGAATCAATTGCCACGGCGGATCGGTCACCAATACGGGACACGTCTTCCATTTTAAGTGCAGCAATAGCTTCTTGATATTTTTGTTGAAAGATCTGGCGTGCATCGTTTTTTAGGAACGGCATTGCTTGAAGCAGCGTACCAAAAAGCATTGCATTGGGCGCGTTTTGAGTAATCCAATTTGTTTGGTTTTCTGAAGACAACGGCGCAATGCGTTCATAGTAAAGCACCTCAAACGCATAGGCCTGATCAGGCGTCGGTGCAACAAGCCAATGATCATAGTCATAATCGGCGTAATACAGCGGCAGATCTGTTGTTGTTGCGTTAGGCGTATATGACTTTAGGTATTCGTATTTGCGCAGTAGCACAGGGCTTTTGTTGCCGTTTAATGATACTTCCATTGATACTGTTTTGCGCCATCTGGCAGGTTTTTGAATAACCGGATTGCCAATCTCCATTGTTGACTGCACAACCTGCATTTGCCCTAGCGTTTTGATCTGTTGCGCTATTTCGAATTCGGCAAGTGTAATAAAGGTTGGGATAGCTTCGACGACGGCAGCGTCAGAGCGCTCCAAGTATTGGAGCACCATGGTATTTAGGCTATCATAGGTCATTACCCAAGAGACGGTCATATCGCTACCTTTTGTAGTGTTTGGTGCGATTTATCCCAAAGCGCCTGAATTAACATTTTAACCTTTATTTACTCATTTTTAAAGCGCGTTGGCGGACCATTTCTGCGCGGTTAAGCCAGCCTTGCTCGTAGGTCGCGTTGTTTAAACTTTTATACCACGCCATCTTCTCGTTGGTAAATTTGTTAATAAGTTCTGTGGGATTAAACTTACTGACCGCAGCTAACGTTAACGGACCGATTGCCCCATCAGGCGTTACACCAACAGCGCTTTGCAGAGTCTTAGCACTGCAACCAACCCCAGCATTAACAGCGAAATCAAACACAAGATAATCCACACCCGGAGGCAGATTGTTACAAGAACATGCTTCCCAAAACTTGCGGCGGTACATAGGCTCAACCAAAGCTGGCGTGAGGTTCCGCATTTCTTTTTCGTTTGACTGCCTGCCAACCCAAAACTCCCAAGTGGTTTGTGTTACACCAAGATTGGTGCAGCCTTTCCTGCCATCAGGAAGCCAATTACCTTTGTCACGGGGGTCGTCATTAAATCCGCCTTCAGACTCCAGCATATAGTCAAATGATTGTTTCCAGTTACTTTGCATGATTCACGCATTT